GCGTAGGCGTTGGCGTAGGCGTTGGCGTAGGCGTTGGCGTTGGCGTAGGCGTAGGTGTCGGCGTAGGCGTAGGCGTAGGTGTCGGCGTAGGCGTAGGTGTCGGCGTAGGCGTAGGCGTAGGTGTCGGCGTAGGCGTAGGTGTCGGCGTAGGCGTAGGCGTAGGCGTAGGTGTCGGCGTAGGCGTAGGCGTAGGTGTCGGCGTAGGCGTAGGCGTAGGCGTTGGCGTAGGCGTAGGCGTAGGCGTTGGCGTAGGCGTAGGCGTAGGTGTCGGCGTAGGCGTAGGCGTAGGCGTTGGCGTAGGCGTTGGCGTTGGCGTAGGCGTAGGTGTCGGCGTAGGCGTAGGCGTAGGTGTCGGCGTGGCGTTACTACCATCCGGGAAGTAACTTTTTACTTTTTCTAGGTCTTCGCCCGTTGCAGTGGCAATCTGCTCAGGAGTAACTCCATTGTTAATGGCATCAATGGCAATCTGACGAGCCTCTTCATCAGTTATAATGTCATCGTCCATGTATGTTAGTTCGATGTAATCCAATATGTCTTTGGACGTGTACTTTGGTTTACTAGGGATGTTTTCCCAATTAGCCTGACCATACATACCCCCTACTTCAAAAAGGGTTAAATCCGCTGCTTGGGGGTCTAGTTCTTTAACTTCTCCGGTTAAGACGTTGGTTAGTTTTCCATTGCCGTCGTAGCGCCATGGATGTTCAGATACAATTGCACCGTCGCTACCAACTACGACATTAGATCCACCACCAGTAACATTCCCGCTAGTGGCACCCCCTCCAGTAACATTCCCGCTAGTGGCACCCCCTCCAGTAACATTCCCGCTAGTGGCACCCCCTCCAGTAACATTCCCGCTAGTGGCACCCCCTCCAGTAACATTCCCGCTAGTGGCACCCCCTCCAGTAACATTCCCGCTAGTGGCACCCGCGCTAGCGTCGCTTAGGTCAGGCATAGGAACAGGGAAAAACGGAGCGGTTCTTGGGAATGGCTTGCCATTTACAATGCTGTAGTACCCCCCAGTTGTGGCATCGCGGACATTGCCCTCACGGTCCCGTACAAAACCTTCCGGAAGAGTGTCCCCAGAGGCTGCTTGCATACTAGATATGTAAGGGTTTTGCAGCAGTTCATTGGTTATATCATCCAGCCCGAGTCTTGACGCTTCTTCAAACAAAGCCATGTACCGTGCATCCCGACCCTCAGTATCCCCAAACTCTGAAGGTTGCGCCTCCGTGCTTTGCAGTAAGTCGTACAGTGACTGGGCATTCATTTCGGGTGTAACGGGCACAGCAGGATTTAAATCGAGGTAGCTCGGTGCTTTACGGTTAAACATTAACCTAGTGAGCGCAGAAACCAAAAGACTCGCAGGGTCGAAACCGAATAGTTTAGTGCCTGCATCCGCGGCGCCCGCTAGTTTTGTGGCGGCGGAAGCCGCGCTAGCCGCGCTACCCACATTTTGAATGGTCTGACCTACCGACGCTATTTTCTGAAAAGCGTCCAGCACATCCAGCGCGTTGTTTGTATTCGGCGCTGCGTTGGGAATAACTGGAGCTGCTACGGGTGCCGCGCCAAGAGCGCCGGGCTGCGTAGATTGCAAAATGTTAAAAACATCCTGTTCGTTAGTCCCCGAGCCGCCTGCGTAATCGTCTTCGTCAAAACGAATTACCCCATCTTCATCAATTCTCATAACTCACCTCAAGGAAGCACGGGTAGAATGGCAGGTAGCGCGGAAACAAAGCTCACGGCTACGACAGCTGAGGCTATCCCCGGGTGCGGAGACGTTGGTGCAACCGTATCGAGCTGCAACGCAGTGCTGTCTGCGGCTATCATTATCTGGATATACTGCTCTGCCTGCAAATCAATGTTAAAGTTGGCAACAACTTCAAGCTCCTTACCAGAACCCGATATGCTGTACTCACGCGCAGAATACCCCACGTTGGTACCGTTTCGCCTGAGCCACACAAAAACAACCTTGCTACTGCCCGACGTACTGCGCAGCTGCCCAGTGAACTGAAAGTTATAGATACCTGAGTTAGCCACCGTGATCTCGGAGGTAGTACCGCCGTTTATACTCACCCCAGCGTTAAGGTACGTCTGGTTAAAGCGCACCGGCTGCGCGGTGTTAATTACAGCAATTGCCTGATCTCCGGTATCAAAGAACAACCCGTTCGGGCTACTGATAAACACGCCGCCCGTATCGCCGGTGAGCAGATTCAACGTGTTAGCTATCTGATTAAAGAACAAACGCAGGATGTTGTTAAGGTCATCCAAGTACATGCGTATCGGGTTCTGCTGCGGAGCTACGGGCAGGGCAGGTGGCTGAACTTTCTTTATCTTGTTTGTGTTAGACATATTAACGTCTGCCGTCAGGGCGGATATCTAGTCTGGGTTTACCTAGTTTCCACGTCACTCCAAGGCCAGTAGACTCAATCTTTACCGCTATCTGCCGGCCGCGTATACGCACGAACACCTGCCCAGTAAACTCTTCAATCGGCACTGTGGTGATCCGCGTTATTGTAGCGGTGCTGTTGCCACCAACAGACAGGGGGTTGTAGTAGCCTGAGCCTGAGTTCTCCAAAGGCAGTATTGTCATCGTAGCCGACGGCGCATCCGCGGTAGACCCCACAAAGGTCATGTCCGGCAGAATGCGGTTAATCATCATAAACCGGTCGCCCTCGTCGATATCAAACTCACCCGAGGTAATCGTCGCTATAATTGGAGTCGCTGTACCCAGCTCGTTGGAGTCAACGCCAAACTCTTGGGAAACTAGGTTGTTACTGTAAGTAGCCGCAATCGGGTTGTCTCTGAGGTCAGCATCTATCCACGCTGAACGACTCAGGTTGCCGTAGAACCAGATGTTCTCAACGTAGTTGTACACCACATACCGGTTGTTCTGCGTTGCGCCAGCAGAAGGGTAGAACCACCACACCTCATCAAACTGCTCGTTGGTACCGCATATCACCTGATTGAACTGATTTTTGTTAATGTCGTTGAACACGTAGCTACGCAGTGTGCAGGGGAGCGTCTTAACCGTACCGTCGTAGTAGTAAAACTTGTCTATGCCCATCCAGTACGCAACGTTGTTTGCGTAGATAGTACCGTTCGGGCTGACCACGGTTATGTTAGAACCAAGCAGCTGCGCACCCCACACTTCCGGAGCACCTAGATACTGCAGACCGTACACGGCCGAGTCAGTCCACACCAACACTTCTTGACGCGCTTGGCGTACAGCAACTATCTCGGTGCCTTGGGACAGACGTAGGCTACCTGCTTGGTTAAGTGCCGTCGGTGTCCAGTTAGCTACGTCCTCTTGGTCAGACCAGCGGATCAGCATGGGGTCCAGCGGGGCGGCGCCCAGCTCGTTGGCTCCGAAACAAAACGCAAACCGGAAGATGTCTGATACAAACGCAATGTTGGCGATCACCGGCACATTGGACGCTCCGCCCAGTGACGATACGTACACCGCTCTCGTAGTAACTCCAGTCGAAGCATCCCAGTAAAACGGAGCGCTGCCACGGTACGTAAAGAACAAGTCCTCACCGAAGTTAGACTGACTCCATATCCGCATCGGGGCTAGCGTTACCCCGCCAAAGCCCCACGTACCAAAACCCCAGCGACCTGCACTCCACCCGGTAAAGGGCACTTCAATCTCGTTGCCTATGGGTATCTGGTAAGCCCCAACGACGGACGCTCCACCGTCTCCGGAGTCCGAAGAATTTGCCGTGGCTGTAGCTACAAATGTGTAGTTGTCGTCGTCGATGATGGAGGCAATGACGTACTCTCGGTTTAGCACCGTAGCCGTAATGTTACCGCCCAGACTTACCGCACCCGAGAACGTAACAAAGTCGCCCTGCTGTGCGCCGTGATCCACATCGGTAGCCGTGATAACAGCGGAACCAGTAGTTGCATCAAACTCTACATCCCCAGCAGCTGTGGTTAAGCGAATAGGGGTAACGTCAAAGTACTGCCCACCACGCTCAATGTAGTATTTGAGGTTAGTGCCGACCGCTAACAGGTTCTGCCCAGAGAGCGTAGCCCAGTTAGTTAATGATCTAGCGACACCCAAATACGTATTTGCAGAAAGCCGCTGCCACCCACCTATTTTCTCGGGCAGGCCGAAACGGAAACGGACTTTATCCGTCTCGTACCATGTACCCTCCGCAGCGTACCGTGTGCTTTCTCGGTTAACGCCGGGTTTTAAGGTGAGTGACTTAAGCATTATCTGCCACGTGGTGCAGATTTACCGCCCGCAGCACCGCCTTTCTTAGTAGCACCACCAGCTGCATAGCCTTTCTTAGCCATACCACCAGCTGCCATCTTGCCTTTGCCATCCGCAGCAAACGCAGGAACTTTCTTACCGTCTTTAGTAGTCATGGGCATACCACCTGCAGCCATACCTTTAGCTTTCATCATTTTCTTTCTCCGCGTACAGATTGTTAAAAGTTACATTGGGGTCCAGATACGAATCGTCTTGCTCTGCGCAGTGTATCCACTGCGAAGGTTTAAAGTCCGGTGCGCCTTCACCTGTTACCCAGTAAGCTGGGCTAGTGACACGCACCCGATTGTTTGGTAAGGCTACAATATTTCCTGTCCACTTGCCAGCATCCGTCAG